ACTGTAAGGTAGATATATCACCAAGGAATGAACTAGAGCTAATCTCTGCGCTACCGTCTCCAAACATTAAACTGCCATCTACTTTTATATTTCCATGAACTCTAGCAGCGTTTCCTTTAAGTGAGGAGGAATCATCTGCAAATGTTCTATTGGCCAAAGACATACCTCCTTGAGAAAGATTTAATACAGGAGAGCCTTTAACTTTAAGATCAAAGTCTTGATTAGGATTTGTTACGTGTGGGGTGTAAGATAAATGCCCTTCGTATGGAACAAGATCTATCTTATTATTTGGCAATTGACCAGCACTTCCATTAGTCAAAGTCAAAGACGAATCTTTTAAGTAAACTTTGTTGCAAGTACCATAAGGTACAGCCATGTCTTTGTGAACTTCTAAAACATCGTCGATTAATATGTTATTAGTCTCAGTGAGCGTCAGAGTTGGTTTTTTAACATTGCAACCAATAATCAAATTATCATCACCTAAAGATGAAGAATTTCCAGCATTGTAACCTATAAGTGTATTATTATTTTTAGATCCAAGAGCTTTTTTACCAGCACTCGACCCAACAGCAACATTATAATCACCAGTTGACAATCCGCTTAATGCACCATTACCATAAGTTGTATTGTCGTAGGCTGTAGTAATATTTGACCTTGCTTTAGGAGAGTCAAGTCCAGCGAGAGTGTTTCTTTTGGCATCAGCAAAAATAGATATCTCTGCGTTTGATCCAGCTTCAATATCTATCGCCTGCATACTTATTTCAAAATAATTACCTGATCCATCTACATAATTTAACGTGGACTTTTGAGCGTCTCTATCTACCTGTTTAACAAAAAACTTGCCATGATATGCGGTAGCCGCTTCAAACCCAACATGTTCATACATACTAATAGCGGCCTTGTTATTCTGCAAGTTACCCATAGTAAACATTGAATTATTAGCATCATCCCCATTAAATAAACCAGCTAGTTCATCACCATTAGAAACAGAAGCTTTAAGGAACTTAGTTTTAACTTCGTTATGATATAAATCTATATTGAGTTCTTTATCTGTATTATGATAATATATATCTGCTCCATAGGTTAAGCAATTTGAAGTAGTAAGCAGTTGTAATCCAGCTTTAGTATTGGAAGCGTTTTCTGCTGCTACTCTGACTACGGCATCTCCGCTACTCCTGATGTTAAATATGGTGTCAGGGGTTAGATAGTCACCGCGAGAAAAATTATTTATACCAACAAAACCATCGTTGCCATCATTCATCAAGATAAAATTTCTTGTTGGATAAGTAGAGTCTTGGTATCCTTTAATAATAAACCGATCATAACTTTGTTCAGATTGAGGATTAAAAAACTCAGGAGCATTTAAAGGTTCTTTTGTAATATACGACTGCTCAAACCCTCTCATTGTAGAAGATTTAACATTTGTTAGCCACTTTTGATGAATATTTACGTCGGGGTCTAAAGATAAGTAAGATATGTTATAATCTTTTATATCTGTGCCAGAGTTAGACACAAAGTTTACGTCCCCAAAACCAACCTTATTTGTTGCTAATACAATCTCATCTTCATTCCCAAAAGAGATGTCATCAACATCAACAAAAACCCCTTTACCTTGGATATAATTTACTATACCTAATTTACTATTGCTTATAACTCTATCAGTCTTAACGTGTCTACCTTTAGCTGTAGAGATACTAACATTGCTAAACCAGTGAGATCTTGAGAAAACATCATCTTGAGCAAGGTTTGACAAAGTGCTATCTTGAGGTCTAAACTGAAGAACGTAAGTTCTGTCATATCCAGCAGCTACATCTTTAGAGTATATATTTAAACCAGCTCCTGACAGCTCTTCGTCTTTAAGATATCCTACAGGCGGCTCAAGATTTTGATTAGGGTGATAATTCTCAGTTAAACTAGATGCACCGCCACCATCAAGAGTATTAATATATCCACTGGAAGCTAAAAAGATAGTCTTGTGTAAATAGTGGGCTTGTTCTACAGCTTCAAATTTATTGAATTTACTTGTCCCAAGAACGTTAATATTAAAAATATCAGCGCTCAAGTAAGGAAATTCTGCACTGCCAAGACGATACTTATTAGAAACCTTTGGAATTATGTCTCCGCTAACACTAATTCTATTGTCAACGTCTAACGTTCCTTTAATGTAGGCATCTGTTCCAACAGTAATAGACTCGTCTAAAACTATACTATTGTCAACCTTTAAAGCTCCACTAATATCAACATTTCCATCAAGTATGGTTTTTGCGGAAATTAGAAAATCATCTGTATCGGACCTATAAGATATATTGTTGCTTTCTGAGAAATACAGCGTGTCACTTAAATAGATATCTCTAAACCTGTGTAAATTAGTACCTAAATCAAAAGTGTAATTGGAAGTCTGACTTGGTACAATATTACCTGCAACCTGTAACATGCCAGCATCTGTGAGGCTACTGACACCAATACCAATGCGAAGATTAGACTGATCAAGATCGCCTTGAATGAGAGGTACTAAGCCTTCCCCAGTTTCATTACTACAAATATAGTCTTTGTCAACATTATGTGACGCTATAAATAATTTGTTATTTGTATCTCTGTCTACGTAGTATCCAGCTCCGTGACCAATAGCAATATTTAAATTGCCAACTTTATTACCATGTAAAGCGTAGCTACCTAAACCAACATTTCCATAGCCAGTAGTGTTGGCTGCTAAAGCGTTAAACCCAGCGCCAATATTGTTATGACCATGAATATTGCAATTTAAAGCATAAGAACCAATCGCAGTATTGGCGTATCCAGAATAGTTTTTATTTAAACTAGCATACCCAACAATCGTATTGTCTACGCTAGTATACCCATTGATACCTCTGCGAAAATTGTCAAGGGTAAAACTACCAATTCTTGTGGTTCGACTGCCTTTTAAAGTATCAAAATTTTTAGAGCTAAGATCAGAAAGCTCTGTCAAATTATGTACAGAGTCTATTACATCTAGAAGATTATGACGAATATCAGAAGGTGTGATGTTTCCCTTAGAATTGTCTGAAATCTCTCTCTTGATATTGTCTACTAGCTCTTGCTTAGAGATAATCATTATTTAGAGCCTTTGGTTAACTAGGGTTATGTTAAGCTAATTTCTAAAGAACGAACATCAAATTTTATTTGATCTCCTGTGTAGATATAACGTGGATTTCTAAGCTGTGCGTACATAAGCAAATTGCCAGCTCCAAACGTACTGTTGTCTATAACTGCTACACCAGAGACAAAACCCCAATCTCTAAAAGCTGGTTGAAAAATAATTTGACTTTGATTCTTAATGAAACCGTTTCCTTCGTATGCTAAGTTGCCACCGTCTTCCGCTACTCCAGAACTTACACCCACTCTTGGACTGTAGAAGTTTACTCCGGGGTGTTCATCAAACCTGAAAATATAACTTTGACTATTAGTGTCTGAATTGTCAGCTCTAAACTTAGCAGCAGTAGTTGCTGTGCTATCGCCACTATTTGCAGCGTAAAGAGGATACCAATAACCATCTTGTTCAGATGTGCTGAAAGTTTCACCATCGTTATTGGAAAAATATACGTTACCACTTTCTGGTATATATACTTGATATGTTGTATTTGTATCTAAACCTACGTCAAACCATTTAGAATTTCCATCTTCGCTTGGAGCGCCAAGAGAAAGTCTACTATAATTTGTAGATAAAGTTGAAGCACCAACAGTAATCCCAGTGGGAATCTCTGGTATGTTAGAGCCATTTTGATTATCTTTAGCAACACTAGACGTTAAGGCAATACTGATGTTATCTGGTTTTGCAAAATTAGTACCTCTAAAGATATGGTCTAGCAACTGTTGTTCTAGATAATCTGAAATAGCAGCCATTTTTGTTCTCCCGTAGAAGTCCTGCGAAAATTGGAAAGATCTACCTATATATACACAAAAAGCCACCCCCGATAACGAAGGTGGCTTTAGTGTGCAACCCTAGAAAAATAGACTAGAATGATCCGAGGATGATTCTTCTATTATCTAAAACGCCAAATCCAAGCTCTGCCCAACCATAGTAGCCAGCTCTTTGCTGACGGTGGAGAGAAGGATCTTCGTAAACCTGAAGTTGTTCCTTAACAGGCATTACGAAGCTATCACTGCTTGACTGATCAAGACCAATAACCAACTCAAGATCGCTTGACTGAACATTGCCAGAAAGCTCACCAGTGAAGAAGGTTTGATATTCTTGACCTTCGCCAAGCTCGTCAAGGTCATGAAGGTTTACACCAAAGATGCGCGTGATGGGAGCGCCATCCTCAGAAGCCGTATAAATCTCACGACGAGTTACTTCGTCAACTTGGTCAAGACCCCAGTTGCGAACATCTTCCAGTGCTTCTGGTGAAACGTACATGTCGGTCAAACGACCACGACCAACAGAAGCGCTGTTGCCGCCAGAATTGCGGCGCATGACGGTCTGCATGAGAGAGACAAGTCTCTTACTGAAGAGACCGGCTGTTGCGTCACCGTCATAAACGAGAATGTTACGGTCAACACCAGCTGCGAGCAGCGTATGCCATCCGTCATCATTCATCTTCTTAACGAAGCCAGCTTCCATGACTTGCATGGCACGACCAACTACGTCCCAACGTGCTTCTTTAGCATATCGTAGAAGATAATCTACTGAAGATGCAATGTTATACGTTGGAATCATGACGTAATCGCTTTCAACTGCCCGTTCTGGTATTCTACCATGACCGGGATTCGTATAAGCGACATGTTCTCCTTCAAGACCGGGGCTTACCAAGTCAAGAGGAAATTCAGTTGTTGATCCAGCTTCGACATTAATAGTCTCGAAAATATTACCAAGGATGTTACCCACAAGGACACCCTTACGAAGTGGTAACTCAAGAGCTTTAGCGAATTCACGCTGTGCTGCTTGTGCTACGTTGATATCTGCATCCCCTGACTTACGCAGGAGAGTGATGAATTCATCACTAGGTCTTTCATTAATTGGCATGTTTAAATCTCCTTTAGATTGTTTTAAGTTCAGGGAAGGTTAACTTCGACCTTGCAATAACCATCTTCGTCTTTAGACGAGAGGAATGCACCGATCTTAGTACCAGAAACGACCATTGAAACATTTCCTGCGACCGAGCCGCTTACATAAGCGCCTGATCCAGCTACAGGTGAACCGTCAATGGCATTGGTTACGACGTAACCCTTACGAAGAACAGTAACCTTACCGCCCTGTTGGACTTCATCTTTGTACTGATTAAGATGCGTTCGGGTTAAATCCTTGTTAACAACATCGTTCATAAGGATTCCAACTGGATTACCAGAAGTTGCCTTCTTCACTAGATTAACACCCTGATCCATAGCTGCGCCAGAGCCAGCCGTTGAGTCATGAACTACAGCACAACCACGAGTAGCTGTTCCATCATTATAGAAAAAGCTAATGTCAGTTTGAAGTTCATATCTATCTGATTTTAGAGCCATGTTTATATCTCCTTTAATTACTTACTAAGTACGTTGTTTTCAAGCCATTCTGCGACACTCGCTCTGGTGGCTTCGAGTTCGTCGGTCTCAGTAGCTTCTACAAGAGTAGCTTCTGTAGTTTCGACGCTTTCTAATGCTTCTTCAGCTTCAGCTTCAGCTTTATCTGCTTCTACTTCTTCAGCTTCAGTTTCTTCGGCCTTTGGTTTGGCCTTTGGTTTTTCTTCTTCTACTTTTGCTTCTTCTTCCTTTTTCTTCGTAGCGACCTTTTTCATCTTAGTCATTGCTGACAAGACAGTTTCAAAAGTTGCATCGTCGAGTTCATCATAAGAAGCGAGCGATTCTTCAGCTTCTTCAGCTTCTAAACCAAGATCGAGAAGTGCAGCCTTGCGAGCTTCAGTCTTCTTTTCTTTCTTCATCTTCTTGAGTTCTTCCATTCTTTCTTTGAAGTCTTTGTCTTTAGCTTCTAAAGATTCGTGAAGCTCAGTATAAGCAGCTTCTTTTTCTACGATACTCGCTTCAAAAGCTTTGATAGCTTCTTCTTTTTGAGCGAGAGTTTCTTCAAGCTTTGCGATTGATTCTTCTACTTCTTTTGAAGTAACTTCTTCAACCTTAGCTCGAAGAGTTGTATTCTCTTCTTTAGCAGATGCTAGCTCACATTGAACATCGGCAAGCTGCTTCTCTAAAAGATTAATATCTGACATGTCATCATCTCCTTTAGGAAAACTAGTTAAAATGTTTGTGTTATTTAGAGAGAAAGCTCTGCTAGAATCAAGTATAATACTTCTTGGATTAGCTGGTTTAGATACAAGACCTTTACCAGAAAAAGAAATATCTCTTAATGATCTACCAATTTTGTAGCCTTCATATTCTCCATTACCACCATAGGCGCGTAAATGCTTTGTTAAAAATGCAGACCCCTCATTACGTTCTAGGAGTTTTGCACCACCCTGCTCATCTAATAGTGCGTAGTCAAAACCAGCGAATAAGCATTCCATAGAAACAAACCATTTGCCTTCTTGAATTTCAGCAATGATTTGATCCATGCGCTGTCTATTTTCTGGATCTGTCCAACTATTATATAACACAGCCTCAGTGATAATATCGAAATCATCCGGCTGGGTATCGTCTTCTATCCTATTGCCGTTTTTATCGACAACATAGCTCCCGGTTATATGTCCAATGATATCATTTTCATTGTGCATAAGATTGAATTGTTTGTCTTCCGGTGTGCTTCTAGCAGCCCAAGTAGAAGCTGCGTCAAACACATCGTCATTCTTATTCCAACCTGTTGAAACAAGAACGGACTTGAGATAAAATAGGTCAACCTGTTTAGGGTTTCCACTATCTGCTTTTATTTTTTCTGCGATGACTAATTGTTCTGCCTCGTCATGCTCACAAAGAGTTGCTGGCATACAATAGGCTAAACTTGCGCTATTTTGCACAATATCAGCCACACCGTCTTTAATTTCTGCTTGATGTATCTTCATATATCTCCCTCATCAACATTATACACAAAATATCAAAAAATTTATGTATTAGCCGATTTGACGTTCCACAAATAGACCTAAGATATATGCTCTGTAATTATCAATTGTCATGCTATCAATATTGATATTATTAGAATTTAAATTATCTGTAAAATCTGAAGGTGTTCTAACCCCTGACTTAATCTTTGAATAGACAGTTTTTTCGTTCACAGAATCATCAATTTCTAAATTTGTAAACACATCTAATTTTAACTGTTCCAAATCTTTTACCTGAGCTTTAGTAAGCTGTCTTAAGTTCTTTTTAGAGTTAGACTTTAAGTAAGCATTAGTAACAATGTTTGAAACACTATGCCAAGCATTTTCAGACCATACTATAATGCTAGCCAATCCGGGCTTAGATTTAGGTGTTTCTACACGTTTCTTTCTTGGTTGTTTATCTCTACTAAACATAGGTCTTCCATCTACATCTTTAGCGTTCTTCAGATCAACGTCAACAGTCTCGTCGTCTTTAGAAGGTGGATCAACGGGGGCAGGAGCTTCTGGCTTTGTTTCCTGCTCTTGCTCTGGTGGAGCTGGTGGATGAAATGGTCCAGCTTTATCTGGTCCTGAACCCTCACGTTTAGCTAGCTCTCTTTTAATTCTGATATTTTCAATCTGAGGTATTTCCTTGAATCGTTCAAGTAATGTTTCATGACTAATAATATCTCTGTCAGCAAGTTGTATGAGAAGATTCTTTTCAGCAGTTTCGTCAGATAAAGTCATTTGATCGAATTGAATGTGAGCTTTATATCTGAAACCCATAGCCTTTCTTACAATTTCTAATTCTTTTTCCCAAAACTTAGTAAGTAAGTCTCTTCCGTACTGAAGTCTTTCGAGTAATGTTTTAAGTGATATAAAGTTGTTTGTGAATCCACCTCCATTGCCAGCCATTCCCGTAAGAGTTGGAGGAACACCTAATCCGGCATATATGCTATTAAGTACAGAAGTATATTTCTCAGATCCTAAAAACTTGTATACCTCGCTGTTTGATTCTTGAAATGAAAGCTCTGGTCCCCACACAAGCTCCATAGTCCCTCCACCAACATTGCTGGCTAAGATATCTCTTAATTTATTAATAGCAGATTTATTAGGCAAAATCTTATGATCAAGACTACCTATAGTCCAAAGTCTAATATTAGATATTGCTCCATCTAGAGCTGAGAGGTCTGCAAGTCTCATTTTTTCTAGCATTATAATATCATCTAGAATGGCATAAATCATAGGGTTTGCCCACTGCTTCCAATCGTCTTTCTTATAATAGAAGATTCCTAGTCTTTCAGGGTCAAGAGGGATGTCTCGCTCTCCACGCATCAAGCTTTGCTTAATCGCTGGAGGGAGAGTTTCTAGAACGTGATTTGGAATATCTCCAGCTTTAAACTTGTCAAAGAACGAATGTGTAGTAAGGGTATAATTCTGTTTACCCATAAACAAAGAAATTTCACCATCTTTCATTTTTACGGTTAAGGGGTTGAAGAAATTATACCTCCAAGGTATCTCATCTTTTGTTGCTTTTGGAAGTTCAACTTTTATATCAGAAGACAAGGCTTTCATATAATCTCTAAGTTGCGGCGTAATCTTTGCGTAACTTCTGTGTACAATAACATTCCCCGTCTTATATAAATTATTTAAGAATCGTTCTGATCTTTCTTTTCCGTTTACATTTCTAAACCACTGGTGATAGAATTTTTCTACGCTCTTATCTCTATGAACGATCTGTATACCTTGACTACCAAAATCTCCCATAAGATCAATAATATTTCTGATTATACCAACCTTATCGTAAGCGTCCATACACATCTTAATAATTTTGCGATGTTGATTTGGGACTGCTTCGTCTGGACGAAACGCATGATAATCGCTAGGGTTGAATCCCGGTCTTACAGATCTATTTGGCTCAATGTCGATAAAGTGCCTGTAAGCCGAACCTTGAGATTTGTTTAGGCCAGAGTAAGAATCAACGCTTTCAGAAAACTTAGACAAAGCTTCTGCCTTGCTATTAAAGTCATCATCTTCCCAAGTTATCATATTTTCTTGACTCATCTTTTACCTCAATTGAAATGTAATTGGATTGTATATGTATTAATACACATCTTTCATGTTATCTGAAAACCAGCTGGGACCATTATACATATTACCGTCTGATTTAGGTTTATGACCACCAGTAGCAAAACCGCCATAGAATTGATACTCAGCTTGAGTAGGAGTCCTCTGTAAAACCCTAGCAGCCATATTAGCCATTAACAAAGAAGAATATCTATCTTTACGCATTTTGCTTTTCCTGCCGGTTCCTACGACAACCTGTGGCGTATCCCACCTATCCCTGCCAGATGTTGTTTGTGTCATTTGGATCATGGCTAACTCGTCTTTTAACTCTTCTGTGTCTAATACGCAAGCTTCTAGAGTATCAAATATTCTATTTTTTA